GCACCCTAAATGGACTGTTACCATTCCATTCGAACAGTGTGGAGACATTGCATCCATCATGGATGCTCACAAAACAAATTGTCTCAAACACTGGCGCAACTGGAGATACCAAAACAAGTGGTGGATCTCGAGGAGCGCCCTTGGCAGGTATTGGCCTGAGTGTGTCCAGACAGTAGTCTGGGACGGTTGGACCTGTGTAGGAATGCAACTGCATTTCCACACACACTCAATCATTGTCAGCAAGTACCTGGACAACAAACCGAAACTGGACTACGGCGTCAAAGTCCCCGATGGAGAAGCCGTATTCCAAGAAGACTCAAGATTCCACAAAGAGTGGGGCGGCATCGTAGATGTCCGCTCGGTCAAAGACTACCAACGAGAATATGTAGTCAAAGGTGAAACCCGAAAGGGTTGCGGCAGAAAAGCCTGCGTGAACTATCTTACGAAATACATCACCAAAGCGAACCATTGGAAATCCTGCAAAATAGGCAAATGGTAGCCGCCTGCTCACTACACGCCGAGCCTGTAAACGAGGTGGAGACCACCTCGCTCGGCTTGTGAGCGATTGAAGAGGAGGTGCGTGGGGGAAGGAATGCGGGGTGCACCAATTCCCTAAAAATCAAATACATTACACTTACGAAGCGGAGAAGGATCAAATGGGTCACAATCCTCTGCAACCGCTTGAACTAACTCTCCAAACACTGTTCGAGCAGGAACACTATCTGGATGACCCCACTCATCAGCCCATCCAGTCCTACCGAACAAAAACAAGCCACCACCAGTCACATTAATTCCAACTAGCAATGCAGCTGCAACGCGTGGAGGCATCAAACCCGGAATGAAAAAAACCCAATCGGGTATAGCCAACAATGCCAAACCGGCAGCAGTAGTGCCAGTAGACCAATGAGTCATCGCCTTGCACGAACCATTGTCTTGGTGGACTTACGACCACCAGTGTAGCGGTATTGCACTAACTTACCCTTGTGCTTACCTTTACTCGCCTTGAACTTCTTACCATACACATACTTATTCCGCGGCGCGCCGCCACTCTTCGAATATTTCTTCGAATATCTCGCCATATTAACACACTCCTCCAATAAAAGAGACTGCGTTAGCAAGCGCTCCCGCTTGCCATAATACAAACACAACAACCGCTGTTAAAATCTGGTTGTCCTTAATCAACTGCCCAATCTGGGCAATCTTGGCTGCAGATACAGCCTTCTCAGGGACCGGGGCCTCGATAGTCATCGGAATGACCCCATGGACTTAGCAGCCACTCCCTTGTAGGATCCACGAGTCATATGGACTCTCAAATGGTAAGCGCCTCCTGCAGTAGAAATAGCCAGAAGACCCAAGGGAACAAGTCCCCCATTCAAATTAACAGAACGACCAGTAGTACCTGCCGTACTAGTATCGAGCATTATGCCACCGGGGGCACTCTCGTTATTACCCACATAGGTGGGAGCCAAAGCAACATCCGCTTGATTAGCGTAAGGAGGCTGGTCATTCTCATCCTCTACCAAGTTAATCACTGCGGAAGACATTGCAGCCGCAGCCTCACTCGTCCGAGTAATCCAAGATCCTGAAGCCCCACCAGGCACAAGAGGATCTGGAGACAGAGTAGGTGACCGAAGAACACCATACTCGTTCATCAAAGAACCATAAAACACAGGCAAATTATTAGCACCCAACATACCTATTGCAATAGTAGTAGTTGTTGCAGCTGCAAAATCGTTGTGAACAAGTTCAGCACGATTCCATTCAGCACCGGTCTGGTCCAAAGGCTGCAAAGTCAAAGCACCATCCATACCTCTAGGCTCCAATTCGGGCCAACCTCCAACAGCACCTTGAAAATGGTCCTCATTGTAAAAAGGCTTGAAATCCGACCACTTACCCGGCTCAATACCAGTCTCATCAATAGCCTCGGAACGCTGTTCAAGCCACGCCTCGTAACCGAGGCGATATGCGCCCAGAATACCATAGGTAGTGGGCAGTACAGCAATAGTAACAGTATCATTAACAGTACCAATATATTCGATATAATCTATCGAATAGACGTAGCCTGATCTGTACGAACGACGGTTGTACAGAGAAAGTGCTTTCGCACAGTCTACAATCTTAATACCCGGCTCCCCTGAATAAAAATCAAGAATCGTAATATTCAACTTCGGGTGAGCCATAGAGAACTAAAGTAAAGATACGGTCTAAGAATCTTACTGAGGTTATTTTAGACCTGTCATGGTTCAACACGAACCATGACTCAGAACCCGAGTTGGGCCATTGTGGCCCAACAGGCGCTTGATAAATCAAATAAGACGCCTACGGGTCCTGTAACTAGTAAAGTGGAGAAGCGCAGGTATGGCTTCTCCTGTCACCGATGCACATGGGTGTACATCAAGGAAGGAACACACAGCCTCTACGAAGGCGTAGGACACGCCCGTGAGGATCTACTCAATGAGGGATACGAGAGATTTATCGCCAAGAGATGCAAAAAGCATTCCTCACAGGCTAAGCGATACTCTCGTGCCGTTAAGACATTCGTCCAGTTAGACGAAATACGAATGAACGAAGAACTAGATGTACTACGATTCGTTACCTTAACGCACCCTAAATGGACTGTTACCATTCCATTCGAACAGTGTGGAGACATTGCATCCATCATGGATGCTCACAAAACAAATTGTCTCAAACACTGGCGCAACTGGAGATACCAAAACAAGTGGTGGATCTCGAGGAGCGCCCTTGG